AGAAACACTCTCCGAAAACGAGATCCCGTACGAACTGAACCGCGCGGAAAATTTCGTACTGATGAAGGATACGGGATCGAAGATCCTGCTGCGATCGCTCGACGAATTCGAGAGACTCCGTGGAACGAATCTGGCGTGGTTCGGCATCGACGAGCTGACATATACGCAGGAAGGCGCGTGGCTCCGGCTCGAGGGCCGGCTGCGCGACCCGAAGGCTACACAGCACTGCGGCTTTGCGGTGTGGACCCCCAAGGGCTACGACTGGGTGTATCGGAAGTTCGTTGACAAGCCGTTGGACGGGTTCGAAACGATTCTCGCGAGACCTTACGAAAACAAGTTTTTGCTCGAGAGGCTCCCGGACTTTTATGACAGGCTGCGTGGAAGCTACGACGAGAACTTCTTCCGTCAGGAGGTTTTGGGCGATTACCTGAACGCCAAAGGGAATCTGGTATACAGCGCGTTCAGCCGTGACCTGAATCTGAGAGAGATGGAGTTAAAGCCAGGCGCGCAGCTAGTCTGGGCGCTCGATTTCAACGTTGACCCAATGTCTTCGATTGTCGCCCAGAGGGTGGCCGATGAGGTTCACGTACTGGACGAGATTGTTCTGAGACGAGCGACGACGGAAAACGCGTGCGTCGAGTTTGAACGGCGTTTCGGACATCTGGACCAGGAGATCACTATCTACGGCGATGCGTCGGGTTCGAGCATGCAGACGACGGGCTCATCGGATTACGAGATCATTCGGGACTTCTTCCTTGCGCGGCGAATGCGGACAAGCCAGCTGATTGAACGAAAGAACCCGCTGGTGCGGGATCGAATCGCGGTGATGAATTCCAAATTGCGCAACGCGAACGGCGAAGCCAGTTTGTTCGTTCATCCGCGGTGCAAGGAACTGATCGCGGATTTCGAGCAGGTTTGTTATCGGGAAGACTCAATGCAGATCGACAAGGATAAAGATCGGATGCGGACGCATCTCTCCGATGCGCTGGGTTATCTGATCTGGCAGCAATTCCGCGTCGGGAAGATCGGCGAGAGAGGACATCGGGTGGTGTAGCGGGCGAGCCCGGATCGGAATATAACGGTGAACACGCATATAGAGCAGGAACATCCGGATTACACGAGCCGCGCGCAAATGTGGCGGCGATACCGCGATCTTTACGCCGGCGGCGAGCAGTTCCGGCAGAACGCTCACGAGTATCTGGTGCGGCGCCACAAGGAGCCGCTGGACGTTTACCAGGAACGGCTGACCCGAGTGTTTTACGAGAACTACATCGGGTCGATTATCGACTGGTACACGGCGACGCTGGTGCGGAAGGAGCCCGTGCTGGAGTTTTCCGGCGCGAACGAACGCGCGAGGAGCTTCTTTGCAGAGTTCGTGGAGAATTGCGATCTGAGAGGGACACCCCTGACGCAGTTCTTCAAGCAGCAGCTTACTGAAGCGCTGGTTTGCGGGAAATCTTACATCGTGGTTGACTTCCCGCGAACCGGGCCAGCGCGCACAAGGGCGGAAGAAGACGCAAGCGGCCGAAGCCGGTCATATCTGGTGGGTTACACCGCAGACGAAGTCATTAACTGGAGCTTCGATCTCCGCGGAGAACTCGAGTGGGTCGTGATCCGGACATCATGGCTGAAGCAGGACAGCGTGAAATCCTTCGGGTGGAAGCGCGAGACACGGTGGATCTACTACGATCGCGAGCGGTTCGAGGCATATGAGCGGCGCGGCGTGGATTCGAAAGATATTGAGCTGGTGGATGAAGGGCCGCACGGGTTCGCTTCCATCGGCCGGGTTCCGGTGTTCGAACTGCGTGTGGGCGATGGCCTCTGGCTGACGAATAAGGTAGCGCTGCTGCAGCTCGAGCATTTCAACAAATCTAATGCTCTGGGGTGGGCGCTGACGATGGGCCTGTTCGCGATGCCGGTGATCTATTCAGACCGCGAATGGAATCAGATTACAGGCGAGAGCTATTACATTCAGCTCGGTCCCGAAGATAAGTTCGGGTGGACGGAACCAGAGGGAAAGGTCTACCAGATTGCGGCCGACAACCTGGTACGCCTGAAGGACGAGGTATATCGCGTCTGTTATCTGATGCAGCAGGCTGACGAAGGGGCCGGAAGCCAGCAATCAGGCGTGAGCCGCCAGCTTGACTTCAGCATCACCGAGGAGATTCTGAGGGCGTACGGGTCTCTGGTAAAGGACTCGATGCGCCACGTGCTTACGGCGATTTCGGAAGTCCGGCAGGACGGGCTGTCGGTGGACGTTTCCGGCATGGACGAGTTCGACATTACGGAATTCGGTGTTGATGTTCAGGATGCGAGGAGTCTGCTGGATCTGGGAGTGCAATCACCGACTCTGAAGCGCCAAGTATTCAAGCGGATCGCGATGAAGTATCTGGCTGACTCGCGACAGGAGATCAAGAACCAGATTATGTCGGAGATCGACGCAGCCGCAGGAAACAACTAACCGGGAGATCGAGAGATATGGACGAGCCAATCAATGTGAACGCGATCGTACAGCAGGCGATCGCCGAATACATGCGCCAGGACACTGTCCGGCGCGAACCGGCCTATAAGGCGGAGCTACAGGAAGAACGCCGCAAGCGGGAACAACTCGAAAAGCAGATGAACGATCTGGTGGAAGAGAACCGCAGAAGCCGACTGATGGCGGACGAGGCGCAAAGGAGCGCTGCAATCCGGGCTGAGTTGCAGAAGCTGGGTGTTTCGAAAGTGGATCTGGCTTATAAAGCCGTGCAGGACGGAATCGTTCGTATGGAAGATGGACGACTGCTGGCCAAAACCGATCGGGGTGACCAGTCCGCAACCGAGTTTCTGGCCGGATTTGTTCAGGATAATCCTGAGTTTCTGCCTGCGCGGATCGCGGGAGGAACGGGAATGACGGGGACGCAGAAGAGCGGCCCTGCGGCAGGATCGACTACCGTGGACATCGATCGGATCAGCCCGTCGATGAGCAAAGAAGAACTCGAGCGTGTGCGACAAGAGATTCTGAGAGTCGCGTCGCAGACGCTGCGGGGAGCATAGTCGAAGTCTACTTCAGACTTTGCTCCAGGCAACAGGGATCTGAACGCGTGAAGCGCGGCGACGGAGACGAGCGCAGCGCGGAAGGCGGCCAGTAAGGGCGTCACAAGCAGGACGGCAGGCGGGCCGGGATCAGGGGTTCCCGGGTCGCTGGGCCGTCCTTTTCTTTTGGCGGCTTTGATTTACGGCGCGCAACGGCGACCCGAGTGGCGGCGCGAGCGCCTGAGAGTACTAAGGAGAAAAATGCCATCAATTACGTCAGCTAACGTAGCAAACGCGATTGTGAAGCTGGTAGCGGCGGACGCCCTTCCGGCCCTCGTCGGGAACCTCGTGATGGGGAACCTGGTGAATCGCGACTACGAACCGACACTGGCGCAGGCGGGAGATACGGTCAATGTGCCGATCGCTCCTCAGCTTGTGGCCAACAACATCGCGGAAGGCGGAGCGGTGACACCGCAGAATCCGAGCCTCGGGAACGCGCAGATCGTGCTGAACACGCATGCCGAAGCGACGTTCCAGATTCCGGATGTGACGAAGGTGCTTGCGGTTCCGGACCTTCTGAAGGTATATATGCAGCCCGCAGTGGTTGCGATCGCAGAGAAGATCGAAAACGATCTGCTCAACCTCTATGCCGGTTTCACCGCGAACACTCCGGTGGGAACGGCGGGGACTCCGGTGACCGAAGCGGTTATCGATCAGGCCGAAACCAGCCTGTTCACCGCGAAAGTTCCGGTGAGCGAGCCGAAATACCTGATCGTTGACAGCAACACGTATTCGGCGATGCGCCAGATTCCGCGCTTCAGCGAATACGACAAGATGGGCGACGCTGGTCTGCGCGCGATGGTGGACGGCACGTTCGGAAAGATCAAAGACTTCTTTGTCTTCCGTTCGCAGTATGTGCCGAAGACCGGAAGCTCACCGGTGAACACGCATAACCTCGCGTTCTGCAAGGATGCGATCGGTCTTGTGATTCGCCGTCTGCCCCAGCCTCTGCCGGGGACGGGCGCAATTGCCGAATACGCCGAACTGGGCAATTTCGGGATGCGCGTCACGATGAGCTACCAGCCGAACACGCTTTCCCAGCAGTTTACGGTGGACGTGCTGTACGGCTGCGCGGTTCTTCGCAACAACTTCGCAGTGCAGGTGAACAGCTAAGCAGGGTTTTGCCCGGCGATTTCGCAGCGGCAGGAGACTGCCGAGGAGCGGCTTCGCCGGATCGATTGATCTGCACAGTGCCGAACGCGGCGCGAAGGCGAACCCTCGTTTTCGCGCCGGCTTCGGCGTGGTGAAAACAACACAGGAGAGAGCGGATGGATTTGCGAGCTTACTACAGAAAGCTTCGAGAGGTAGAGGGGACGATTTCGGAAGAGCACGTCGTGCTTGTGAGCAATGCGACTTCGGAAGGAGGAAAGGCTGGAGTCCGGACAGAGGCGCCCAAAGCGGTTGCGGCGAAGTTGATCGCCGAAGGGCGGGCGCGGCTGGCGAATCCGGAGGAAGCCGAAGAGTTTCGCAGCGCCATTCGGCTGGCAAAAGAGAAATTCGACCAGGAAGAAGCGGCCCGCCGGATGCAGGTCGTGGTGATTCCAGCGGATCCGCGCAGGGTCAAAGAGCGGAGCTAACAATGGCGCTGTTTATCGACGGGCCGGCCAATTCGGTAGACGCGTTGATGGATGAAGACAGCGGACTGCTGGATACCGCGGAGACATGCGGAATCAACGTGAGCAGGAAGCTGCGTCTTGCCTGGGAGGAGATCCAATCGGATCTTTACCTGTGGCTCGATCGTCCGCGTCCGGCGCTGGAGGTCGTCTGGGCTCCGACGCCGCGGATAGATCAGATCATTGTGAACGACCCGCTGCGCAGATGGGAGCGGATGAGCGCCCTTGCGCATGTTTATCGGGACGCTTACTTCAGCCAGCTCATCGATCGGTATCAGGCGAAGTGGGATGAATACACGGCACTCACTCGAAGCGCGAGGGAGATCCTCATCGCAACCGGACTTGATTTGACGGGTGATCCAATCCGGAAAGCGGAGCCACCGCTGCTGAACACTACCGCGGGGGCGGGCGCCGCTGGGATGTTCTACGCGAGCGTGGGGTGGGTGAATGCGGCTGGACAGGAGGGACAAGCTTCCGACGCTTCATCGATCGCGGTGGCAGCTGGCAGATATATGACGGTGTCCACTGCTGGCACGCCCTCCAATGCGGCCGGCTTCAACGTGTATGCGGGTTCGGCGCCGGATTCGATGGCGCTGCAGAATGCGTCACCCCTTGCGTCAGGCAGTTCGTACACGTATGTTCCGGGAATGGTGAGCGGCGGGCGCGGTCCGGGGCGCGGACAGTGTTCGCAGTTCAAGCGGCGTTTGACAAGAACAATTCTGAGGGGATAGAGAGTGGCTGGAATCAGCGGAACACTGACGACGGCGGTCGTTTCGAAGCTGACGTCGACGAGTCAGGGAGTGAATATCCGGATCGGCGCGATTACGCGGGGTGATACGACGCTTGCGCCGGTTGCGGTGAAGTCTGTGCTGGCTCAGAACGTCAGCGTCGACATCAGCGACAACACGGGGCACACGCAGTATCCGTCGATTCTTGTTTATTGCGACAAGTTGTCCAACGCGATGACCGAAAAGTTTCGGGAGTTTTCCGGACATGCGCGCATGAATGCCGAGGTGCGGCATTCGGAGGACAGGCTCGATCGAGTGCAGGCGAATCTGCAGACGACCGTGGATGCCGTCTGCGCGCTGCTGGCGGATTCTCGGGGCGACTGGGGGAACGGCGCGTTTTACACAGGTGGCTACGACGTGACGTATGAACCCGTAGTGCGGGGCGGGAAGAACTTTCTGCAACGCGCGAAGGTGAGCTTCGAACTGGAGGTCAGCAGGTAAGGCATGGCGTACATATCATCAAACGCGAACCGCTGGTATTGCGGGAAAGAGGCAAGCTACGGGGCGACGCCGACGATCTCGGCGGCGAACCGGATTCCGGCGGTGAAGCTGAGCTCGCACCAGCAGGTGGCGCGGAGCCAACGGAAAGACAAAACCGGGAGCCGCACGTGGGCCGGCAATCCCACGGGGATGCGGCGGCAGACGACGTTCAATCTGACTTCATACATGCGGGACTGGCCGACCGGCACCGGTCTGCCGGCATATGGACCGCTGTTCGAGGCGGTTATGGGTGCTTCCGGCGCCCTGTGGGCCGGAGGCAACGCGGCCGGCGGGAGCACAACGACAACTATCCGGTTTACTTCTCCGCACGGGCTTGCGCCGGGACAGGCAGTGAGCAACGGAGCAGAGATTCGATTCGTGGCGGCAGTTGCGGACTCGAAGACGGTAGTGCTGAACGCGCCATTTACGACGGTACCGGCTCCGGGCGCGCCTCTCGGACCGACCGCGACGTATGCGCTGGGTTCGGACCTTCCGAGCGTGACATTGTTTGATTACTGGGACCCCGTGACAGCGGTGCAGCGAATCCTGACTGGCGCGGCGATGAATACGTTGAGCGTAAAACTGAACGGCGATTTCCAGGAACTGCAGTTCGGTGGCATGGCGCAGGACATTATAGACAGCTCGTCGTTTCAAAGCGGTGAAGGCGGATTAACCTCCTTCCCGGCCGAGCCGGCGCTTTCAACCTTCAGCTATTCGCCGGTTCCGGGAAATCTGGGCCAGGTGTGGCTGGGCGTTCTGCCGACTGCGTTTCTGACTGTAAGTTCGGCGACGATCGACATGCACAACAACATCAACATGCGAACGAACGAATTTGGCTCATCTCTGCCGCGCGGCATTGCGCCGGGAGCGAGAGAGGTGACGATGACACTCGAACTGTTCGGGCAGGACGACGACGCGACCACCGGCCTTTATCAGGCCGCGCGTCAGCTTTCGCCACTCAGCGTGATGTTTCAAACGGGCCAGGCGAGCACACAGCTGATGGGCGTTTATGTAAAGAGTATCGTGCCCGATCTGCCGCAGTTCGACGATACGGACAACCGGCTTAAGTGGAAATTCAGCAGTTCCAGGGCGCAGGGCACAGCCAACGACGAGCTGGTGGTGGCGTTCGCATAATTATGCATTGGGAAGGCAAATTGGTGAAGGCGTCGCACACGCGGCCGGGTGTGGAGTTCGTGATCGCGCGGATGACCTTTGGACGGCGGCTCGAGTTGATGCGGCGAGTCCGGGATCTGGCGGCTCGGTTGGAGTATTTTGAAGCCGGCCGTGAGGAGCGACACCGGATGGAGGCGAGCATCCTGGCTGGTGAAATCGACACGCTGTATGTGCGGTGGGGACTCGAAGAGGTTCGGGGGCTCGAGATTGAGGGTGTAGCGGCGGATGTGGACGCGCTCATTGAGCGTGGGCCGGAAGACCTGTTTATCGAAGCACTGACGGCGATCCGCGCCGAGTGCGGGCTGACGGAAGCCGAAACAAAAAACTGATCGTCGCGTTCCACTTTCAATTTGCGAACCGGGCCGGATGGAATTGCGACGAATGCAGGAAACACGGTCTGGAGATGAAGCGGCGATGTGGATTCATTGCCGAAGAAAAGCGCGGGAAGCCGGTGGTGGTGTGGGGGCGGAAACGGGCGCGGACTGAAGAATGCCCGAAATCGTTTATCACGGGTCAGAGCCTTGCGTGGATTGAAGAATTTGTTGCGCGCCGGCGGCTTTCGATTCCGGATTCGCTCGACGTGGACGCGCGCAACGTGGACGCATTCCTCGTTCTGCAGAGAGAAATGGAGACCGAAATACGCGATGGCCAGACGGACCATTGAAGAGACCTTTAAGACAATTGCACCTTCCCGTTTGCGGGGGGTGCCGAATCCTGTCACCATCTCGGGAGCTTTCAGCGCGGGGGGCGATTCGAGTTCTTCGATGTCCGAAGCGACGAACGAGATCTCGCAGCTCAGGACGGCTTATCAGCAGCAGGCGCAACTGATTGCGGCGAATACGCAGGCGCTGCAAGGCAACACGTCGGCGCAGAGTTCACACTCGGTGGCCAGCACGGTTGGAAATGTGGCGTCGGGTTTTCTGGGCGGGTCGCTGGGACTTCTATCACCGATCGTTTCAGGGATCATGAGCTTGTTTGGCGGCGGCGGGTCGACACCACCTGCGTTGACGACCTACACCCCGCCTCCGCCGATTGCCATTGATGGATTTCTGCAGCCGCAGAGTTCAAGTTCGAGTCAGGGTACGGCGCAAAAGGGAGGCAGTGCGGCAATGGCCGCTCCTACGCAGGTGACAGTGCATGTGAATGCGATGGACAGCCAGTCGTTTATGGATCGCTCGTCCGACATCGCAAGCGCGGTGCGTGAAGCGATGCTCAACCTGCATCCCATCAATGATGTGATTTCGAATCTCTGAATATGGCAAGTTTTCCAACTCTGAAGACGGGAGCGGTGGCGCAGTATCCGCTGCAGACCGGACTGCGATATGCGAGCGGGGTGGTCCAGTTTCTTGACGGCAGCCGCCAGTCATATCGGATACAGGGTCCGGCGTTGCGGCGCTGGTCGATACAACTCAACGGTCTGGATGAAGGTGAACTCGCGGACGTGACCGCGTTCGTTGAGCAACAGTGCCTTGCCCCATTTACTTTTACCGATCCGGTAACGGGGCAGACCGCGGCAAGGTGCATCATCGCCGGTCAGAGGATGGACGCGGCGATGATGCAGGAAGAAAACGGGCGGGCGACGCTCATTATCGAGGAGATTCCGTGACGTATTTTCCGCAGACTGGCGCAGGTTCGATTGCGCAGTTCCCGATGCAGCGAACGCGTCAGTGGCGATGGATTTCGAACCAGATGGAAAGCGGGGAGATGATTATGCTGCCCGACGCGCTGGCAGGGCGGATTGCGTGGAGCCTGAAATACACGGATGTCACGACAGCCGAGGCAGCCAGCTTCAACGCGCTCTTTGCGGCCGCGCAGGGCCAGTATGGTTCGTTTCTGTTCGTGGATCCAATGGCGAATCTGCTGGCCTGGAGCGAGGATTTCACGCGGCCCGACTGGTTACGGGGGCTGTTACAGATTTCAGCTGGAGCAAACGATCCGCTCGGAAGAACGCGAGCGTGCGTGATGAACAATCCGGGCCAGGCAGAGCAATCGCTAACGCAGACAGTGAACGTTCCGGGGGACTACGTGGCCTCTTTCAGCGTGTGGGCTCGCAGCGATTCGGGCACGGCGTTTGCGCTGACGCGAGACGAGCTGCGATCAAATTTTGCGCTGACTCCGGCATGGAACCGGTACAGCATCGGTGGAACGGGCTCGGCGGGAGCGCCGAATTCCGTTTTCTCTGTCGTGATTGGCGCTGGTCAGACAGTTCAGATATTCGGACCACAAGTGGAAGCGCAGCCGACGGCGTCATCGTACAAGCAGACGAGCGCGCCCACGGGAATCTATCCCGAAACATATTTTGCGAGCGATGAATTGCCGATGACCTGTACGGGTCCGGGGCTATTCGCTTTCGAAATCGATTTGATTTCTCGAGTGCAGTCGTGATGCAGAATCCATTCACAGCAAAAGAACAATCCGCTGCCGATACTCCTCTGCTTTTGTTCACGTGCACC